ATATATTTTAAAATAGAATTTCTATCATAAAGATAGCGTCTAAAAAGATATTTTCAAGATAAAAAGAACATTATTTCCTCCCAAATGGTATCTTTTTATCATTTTACATCTCCCAAAAGACTAAAGAACTATTAACAATGATGAAAACTGAAACGACCATGTACCAAGTTCTGCTAAAACTTTGCGCATTTCTTATGTAGGAATGATTTCGCAGGACGTTTCCATCAAACCGGGAGTAATAAAAGTCGTATTAAAAAGTGACGCAAAGGCACTGGATGAGGTTGTGGTGACAGCCATGGGTATCTCGCGTGAAAAGAAAGCACTGGGTTACGCCGTTCAGGACGTAAAATCAGATCAGCTGACGCAAGCTGCCAACTCCAATCTGGCAGGAGCGCTGCAAGGTAAAGTATCCGGTTTGGACGTTAAGCCTTCAAGTGGTATGCCAGGAGCTTCTTCACAGATCACCATCCGTGGTGCACGTTCCTTCTCGGGTGACAACACTCCGCTTTACGTTATCGACGGAATGCCGGTAACCAGTACGCCGGACGTTAGTACAGACATACAGAACAATGGTAGTGTGAGCGGAGCCGACTTCGCCAACCGTGCGGTAGATATCGACCCTAATGATATTGAAAGTATCAACATTTTGAAAGGACAGGCTGCTTCTGCACTTTATGGCATCCGTGCTTCCAATGGTGTGATTATCATCACAACCAAAAGTGGTAAAGGGCTGGAAAAAGGCAAACCGCAGGTTAGCTTCTCTTCTAATGTCAGCTTCGATGTAGTCGGTCGTCTGCCGGAGTTCCAGAAAACATACGCACAAGGTTCGGGTGGAAAATTCAGTGCCACATCGGGAACCTCCTGGGGACCCAAGATTTCCGAACTTCCCAACGATGCAACATACGGTGGTAACACGGACAACAAATACACTCAACAGTATGGTAAGCAACAAGGAAAATATTATGTTCCCCAACGTGCGTCAGCCGGCCTTGATCCATGGGTCACTCCACAGGCGTATGATAATGCTAAAGAATTCTTCGACACAGGAATCACTTGGAGCAACTCACTGAATGTTGCACAGATGCTCGAAAAAAGCTCCTACTCTATCTCATTGGGAAATACACATCAGGACGGTATTATCTCAAGCACTGGTATGGACAGATATAATGTAAAGGTTAGTGCTGACACGAAACTGACCAACAACTGGAGTTCCGGATTTACAGCTAACTATATCACTACTTCTATCGACAAGGCAGTGACTTCCGGTAACGGTCTGTTGAGAACGGTTTACGCAGCTCCTCCCAGCTATGATCTTGCAGGGATTCCAAGTCACGTAGACGGTAACCAGTACACACAGAATTCTTTCCGTGGTAGCTTTGACAACGCTTATTGGGCAATGGACAACAACAAATTCACAGAAGATACCAACCGTTTCTTCGGAAATGTATACGCAAGCTATCAGACTGATTTCGGTACAACTAACCACAAGTTGAACGCAAAATACATGGTCGGCGTGGATGCTTACACCACTCACTATGTAGACAGCTACGGATACGGTAGTAACACGGGTGGCGGTCGCGGACAAATCGAAAACTACGGTTGGACGAACGCTACATACAACTCTTTGCTGACCATCAACTACGACTGGCACATCAATGAGGACTGGGGACTGAACGCCGTATTGGGTAATGAAATTATCCAAAGCAACAGAAAGAAGTATTATGAATATGGTACGAACTACAACTTCCCGGGATGGAACCACATCAACAACGCCACTACTCAACAGACAGAGGAAGAGACGTGGAAAAACCGCACAGTGGGATTCTTCGGTAACGTATCGGCTTCTTACAAAAATATGCTTTATCTGACCCTCACCGGACGTCAGGACTATGTATCTAACATGCCACGCAACAACCGCTCGTTCTTCTATCCTTCTATTTCAGCAGGTTTTATCCTGACGGAACTGGATGCATTGAAAAACAATGTTGTCAATCACGCTAAATTGAGAGTATCTTATGCGGAAGTAGGACAAGCAGGAGATTTCCTCGAAAACTACTACTCAACTCCGACATACGGAGGTGGTTTCTATATGCTGACTCCAATCATGTATCCGATGAAAGGTACTACCGCCTATACTCCGTACTACACGATTTTTGACCCGAAACTGAAACCACAGAACACACGTTCGTACGAAGTGGGTGCTGATGTGAACTTCCTCGATAACTTAATCACATTCAGTTATACGTACTCACGCCAGAATGTGAAAGACCAGATTTTTGAAGTGCCTTTGGCTTCTTCTACCGGTGCCAGCAAACTGCTCACCAACGGTGGTAAGATTCATACCAACACGCACGAATTCACTCTCGGATTCAACCCCATCCGGACGAAGAATATCAACTGGGATTTTGCATTCAACTGGACGAAAATCGACAACTACGTAGATGAACTGGCACCGGGTGTAGAAAATATCTCTCTGGGTGGTTATGTTACTCCACAGGTACGCGCTTCAGCAGGTGAAAAATTCCCTGTAATCTATGGTGTAGGTTACAAGAGAGATGAAAACGGCAATCGTCTGGTAGACGAAAACGGCCTTCCTATCGCTGGTGAAGCACAGGTAATCGGTAAAGTTTCTCCGGACTTCCTGATGGGATTCAACACCACATTACGCTTATGGAAGTGTACAATCAGCGCAGTACTCGACTGGAAACAGGGTGGTCAGATGTACAGTAGAACAACCGGACTCGCAGACTACTACGGTGTCAGCAAGAGAACGGAAAACCGCGAAGGTACCATCATCTTCGACGGATACAAAACCGATGGAACTAAAAATGATATCGCCATCACTGGCGCAAACGCACAACAGGTATATTACAGCCGTCTGAACGATATTGACGAATCTTCAGTATATGACAACTCTTTCATCAAACTGCGTGAAGTGGCTGTCAACTACAAAATTCTTCAAAAACGTTCAATGGAACTTTCTGTAAACGCATTTGCCAGAAATATCCTAATCTGGGCTCAATTGCCTGACCTCGATCCGGAAGCCAGTCAGGGTAACAACAACATGGCAGGAGCATTTGAAGATTATTCAATGCCGCAAACAGCTAGTTTCGGCTTTGGTTTCAACATTAAATTTTAATCTGCAAGACAATGAAAAAATATAAATCAATAGGAAAATTGCTGGCAGTTTCTTTCTTGACTGCTGCCATTGCTTCTGCTTGTACGGAAGATGCAATGGATAAAATCAATGAAAACCCTAACAATCCGCTGGATGCGCCCGCTAAGTTTTTGATTACAGACTTAGGTGTAAACACTGGATTCAGCACTGTGGGAGGGGATTTTTCACTCTATTCCTCTGTTTACATAGAACATGAAACGGGTATATCAAACCAGCTTTACCGTGCGGAAGTACGTAGCGGAGAGCCTACAACGGCTACTACTTACAATAACGCATGGATCAACGTCTACGCAAATATCAAGAACGCTAAAATCGTTATCAAGAAGTGCGAAGAAGATCCCTCGGAAAAAGGAAATGTAGTGACGGAAGCAATTGCTAAAATCTTGCTCGCCTACAACGGAGCTGTGGAAGCCGACAAGGGAAAATGCAAGACGGATGTTTTCAACGAGCATCTGAAGCGGAAACGTGTGGCATCGGCTGAGGAGCTTAACCTCATGCTGATGAGAAGCACTAGACCGCAGCAGGTTACAAGGCGAGGAGTTCACTTGGATATTGGAGGTGGACGCATCGACTTTTGGAATGATGATTTTGTACATCTGATGCTCGGAAAAAAAGTTTACTTCCGTTATGATCCGGAGAATTTAAGCGAGGTCAGAATTTACGATCTGGAAGACCGTTACATTATGTCAGTACCTGCAGACAATACCGCAGTTCTTTCCTACAATGCCAGCAAGGATGATGTCAAGGCAGCGATGGCGAAGACCAGAAGGCTGGAGCGTATCGCAAGGGAATACAAGGAAAACGCTATTCTGGCAGATGTGGACAAGATTACTGCAATGGAGCTTGTGCTTAAGCAAGCCGAGCGAAACAAAGCGAACTATCAGGGCAAACCGAATCCATCCCTGCTTGAGGTTCAGAGGGCAGACGAAGAACCAGTATTCAAGAAAGTGGTTGGCGGTGCAGACCTTGATGTAATGAATAGAAATGCAGCCATAAGGCGAGGAGGTAAATGATGAGTAAACAGTACAACACAAAGCTTCAGGAGAGATTAGAGAAGTTCCTGAAGGACGAAAATTTGAGTCAGGCAAAGGCAGCCCCGATTCTTGGAATCAGTCAGGCAGCACTCAGCCAGTACCGCAGAAGTATGTACGATAAGGGAGATATTGAGGCGGTGGAAAATAAGCTGAAGGAGTTCTTTCAGATTCAGGAAGAGAAAACACAGAATGCGCAGAAAGCGGAACCTTTCAGAACCAAGACTTCAGCCGGGTACATACCGACAACCATTTCCGAGGAAGCGTACAAGCTGATCCGGTACTGCCAGCTGGAGAAGGGAATTGTAGTTATTGATGGGGATGCCGGGATCGGAAAGACGAAAGCAGCAGCCAAGTTCCTGCAGGACAATCCTTCAACAACAGTTTATGTGAAAGCAACACCGAGTACCGGCTCAACAAGAAGCCTTTTAAAGATGATTGCAAAGACATTAAAACTCCCTGAAAACCAGCGCACCGAGGATTTATCGGTATCCATTCAGGAGAAGCTCAGAGAGACTGATAAGGTTATCATTATCGATGAAGCACAGAATCTTAAATTCCTCACTCTGGAAGAAATCAGAGGGTGGGTAGATGAAGATATATTTACCGGAAAGCCGGGTATTGGAATCGTACTCATCGGAAATGTGGAAGTCTACAATAAGATGCTCGGAAAGCAGGAAGCAATTTTCGCCCAGCAGTTCAACCGCACGAAGCTCCATGGAAGGTACCGCACATCGGATATCCAGAGAGAAGACGTTGTCAAATTCTTCCCGGTGTTGGAAGAGAAGGGAATGCAGAAAGAGATTGACTACCTTCTGAGCATCAGCCACAGCAAATGGGGAATTCGTGGAATGGTGAGTGTGTTCAATAACGCAGTCAACAACGAGGATATTTCCTTTGAGGGGCTGGAAAAAATGGCAAATACAATGGGAATCCGCTTCATATAGGAGGGCAGGACATGGAAAAGTGTTATATCGTGACTGTGATATGCCTGACGCTGATTGTACTGGCATATATCGGGAATAAAAAGGACAAGAAGTAAGAGAAAACGGAGGTAAATGCAAAATGAAGAACCCTAAAGAAAGAAGTACCGCAATTTTGGTCGGTGTAGCTGCTGGTGCAATCTTGATGGCTCTTATGTTTATGATTGTATTCGGCTTGCATACTGGAATAGCCGGTGTGGTACTGGTACTGCTGATTGTTGCAGTATCTGCAATATCAGGATGGTTAATAGGATGGAATCAGCGTATCCAGAGGAGTAACTATTACTCATACATGAAAGGGTACCGTGAGGGATTGAAAAAGAAAACGCTGATCATTAGGCATCCGGTATGCGAATGCAAATTCACGTTTCCGGATAGATAACAATGTGCCGGGGCTTATGCCCCAGCCTTAATGCAGCCACTGAATGGTGATGGTCACAAGCCCATGAAATGCAGAGTGAGGCAAAACTGAATAAAAGGAGGATTCAGGCATGGTGGTATGTCCTAAGTGCCGGAAACCATACACTGGACGTCCGGCATTGTCGAGGGTGGATAATAAAACGGATATCTGCCCGGATTGCGGTATGAGAGAAGCTATTGAGAGTATACCGGGGATGAATGACAGAAAGAGAATTGATCCGGCAGAACGCACAAGAAGGTTGGTACAATCCACCGGAAACCGATGGGCGATGGAAAATTTCAATGCAACACACAGTTGAGGTCGGGAGGTGATGAGGTGCCGGGAAAGATTACGGTGAGGAATTACACCACACTGACAGATTATGCAGCATTGCTACGAGCTGGAATGTACCTTGCTGGAAAGAAGGAAGAGGCAGAAGATAATGGATTCCGGTTTAAGGTTACAGAGAGTGAAAGGCATGGTGTAGTGGTAAAGATTGCGGAGGTGGATAAGTGAAGAATGGAAAGAAGCCGACACTGGCACAAAAGAAGTTTCTGCAGGATACCGGGCTGGATTCTGAAAAGTGGCTGATTGTTAAGGACACTCCAGAGGAGATGGTCATTGTAAGCAGAATTGCCCTGCAGAGGAGGAGTGGAAAAACAAAGACTATCAGAAAGGCGAAGAAATGAGCGAGAAATCAGATGTTAAGGTTCCGGAGGAAATTCGGAAAGGATGGGAAGAGGCAAGGTTGTGTGCCAACCTGATCCGGGAAGGTAAAGCCAAGATTATGATTGCAACCAGAAAAGACGGTACCACGTACCGATACACGAAGCCAAAGTAAGGAGGTGCAGGATGGTATTAAGAGAAGAAATGTACTTTGAGCCGAGAACGATCAGTCCGGGAGGAAGCATCCGCTGGTTCGGAGCGACCTATTCGGCAGATCCGATGCTCTGTCATACGGAGCAGACGGTTTATATCAGGGATAACGGAAAGATGCTGTTCATCTATGAGTTAAACAGTGACAAATTATCCGAAGAGGAAAAAATCGAAGCAGTGTTCACACTGATCTGTAAGATTGAAAAGCCGGAAAAGGGACACCGGTATGGCAGAAAAATTACATAAGGGGCATTTGCCCCTCTTAATGCAGCCACCGCAAGGTGATGGTCACAAGCCCATAAAATGCAGAGTGGGAGAGGAGAATGGCATGATAGCAAGGATTATACGGACAATCCTGCAGTATCCGGTTGGAGCTGAGGTCGGCTTTACGGATGAATTTACAACAGAATACCGGACTGTGACGGGATATCAGTACAGTCATGGAGCCTTCTATGTGATCTTCTCTGAAAGAAGCATGGTACACATGAACCGGCTGGATGAGCTGGTTGTGTCAGTAAAAATCAAAAGGAGGGCACGAGATGCAAGCAAGCAAAAAAGTGACTAAGGGTGGTGGAGTGACCATCCCAAGAGGTATCCGTCAGGAGACCGGCATTCTTCCGGGAGTTCCGGTTGACATTACAACGAATGAAGACGGCATCCACATTCAGAAGCATGTTCCGGCTTGTTTCCATTGCGGAACGGTGGATGATGTGAAAATGGTCTGTGGTATTGAGATCTGCAGGAAATGTGCAGCCAAGATTGCGGAGGTATTCAGATGATGTCAGATGTAATGGAAATCAAAGCAAAGGCTGACCGGTTAGTGGAGCTGACCAGCCAGCAGAGTGTAATCAAGGCAGAGATTGACGAGATCAAAGCGTGGTTCGAGAAGCTGGCAACGGATGACCTGAGGGACACCAAGAAAAAGACCATTGACTATTGGGGCAGCAACAATTCCAAGGTTGTGGTCGGAAACAGCGAGACTGTAAAACCGGTCTCCATGACAATGGTTAAGAAGTTGCTGGGTGATGTGTTCGGGGATTTTGTGAAAGAGGATACCACATACAAGATGACGGATCCATGCAAGAGACTGTTTACCATGATGTTCATGGGCAATTACACCGAGGGAAGCCTGGACGAGACAATCAAGGCAATCACAACTGATGAGAAGATCCAGCGTACCCTGAAAAAGAAGCTGAAGGGCAAGTATGAAAAGGATACAGAGACCCTGATGAAGCTGGTGGGGCTGCCGGAGCAGGAAGCCAGCGACTGGGCATATCTGACTGCGGAGATCATCAACTGGGAATGGATGCTGCAGATATTAAAGTCAGCAGAGTGGAAAGGAACACCGCAGGAGGCTGTTGAAATCATCCGGGCAGCCATTATCGTGGATGAGGGCATCAAGGTAACGGTGGAGGCTGAGAAAACGGAATAACCGGAAAGGAGAGGCAGATGAGAGCGATAGAGCAGTTTCAGATCAGAAAAATATATGCCATCGGCAATGCACTTGGCATTAAGGCATCCGGAAACGAGGATGAACTCCATGTGCTGGTGGGAGGTGTGACCGGAAAAGAATCCATAAAAAGTCTTACATACCAAGAGGCTTGCGCAGTGATTGCACGTCTGGAGGAGCTGCAGGGGAAAACTGCCTCTCCAAAGCCGAGAAGCAAAAAGCCGAAGGAACATCAGAGCAGACCGGGCGGAGTCACATCCGGTCAACAGAAAAAAATCTGGTATCTCATGTATGAGCTTAAGAAATACGATGAGGTGCCAAACGATGTGCAGCTGGGGGACAGACTTTGTGCGGTCATCAAAAAGGAATTTGGTGCGGATGCCATTGCCAAGAACCCATTTGCATGGATAACCTTTGAGCAGGGGAATAACCTGATCGAGATTTTAAAGAGATATGTGGCAAGTGCCAGAAAGAGAGGCGAGGCATAGTGGACTTGCTGGAAAAGGTGCAAATGGAAAATCTGGACGAGGAGCAGAAAATGCTTGCGGAACTGATTGGGCTGGAGGCTTTCAAGAGCCTCGTAAGGGCTTTTAATGGCACGTCCATCTACATTCCGAAAATTGAAAGTCTGGAAAAAGCGGTTCGTGACGAAATGATCAAAGAGGAGTTTGACGGAGGAAATTACAGAGAGCTGGCTCTGAAATTTGGATTGACAGAAACGTGGATTCGCAATATAGTTTTAGATAAAACAAAGGAAATCAAAGCAAGACCGATAGACGGTCAGATGAACCTTACGGACTTTTTAAAATAAATTTATCTTCTTAAGTACTTTATTTTAATATTTGCAATTCAGGAGATACACTTGTGTTAGACACGCAGGTGTATCTTTTTTTGTGTGAGGTGAGAGGATGAGCGAATGGATTATAACTACAGCAATCACATTGGGAATTGGAGTGATTACATATTTTCTGAAACGCACCATGAGTCAGGTTGACAAGCATGGAGAGGAGATCAGAAGGATAGACAATGAGAGGGTTACTAAGACAGATCTGAAAGAAAGCACCGAGGAATTAAAAAAAGACATCCGGCAGATTCGGGAAGACTATACACCCAAGAACGTGCATGAAAAAGATTTTGACGAATGCCGGGCTGATATCAAACAGATCAAAGCAGAGTATCTGACGAAGGATGATTTTATACGGGAAATGAACAAGATGGACAGAAAGCTGGATCAGATGCTGGAACTTATGCTGAAGAAGTAGGAGGTCGAAAAGATGAGCAGAGAAACAGAAAAAAGGCAGCTTCGGGCTGGCAACTTTACAATGAACAATGGCAGGGTGCTGTCGACAATAAACCTGCTCCGGGAAAAATACAATGCACTCCGGAGTGTGGAGAAGGCGGTCAGCTACGAAGGCATTGAAAAGCAGGAATTTGTAGACAGCGTTAATTTCCTTGCAGAAGAGGGCTATATCTACCTGAGGGATATTAAAACACGTGAAGATGCATCCCTTGCGGACTGTGATTATCAGACACTGGAAGCCAAAGTCACAGGAAAAGGCATCCGGCTCCTGGGCGGTGGGATTACTGATAACATGGTTGATCTTGGCAATTAATGATGGAACAGAAGGAGAGAAGACGCAGCACCGGCAAGGTGGACAGATTACCGCCAGAACTGAAGGACACTGTGGAGCAGATGCTCCTGACCGGTTGCACATATAAAGAAATTGTTACATTTCTGAAAGAGAATGGCGAAGAAATGTCACAGATGGCGATCTGTACTTATGCAAAGAAGTATCTTGCCACTGTGGAGATGATAACGGTGGCACAGAGCAATTTCTCTATGCTGATGGATGAAATGAGCCGGTATCCGGATCTGGACACTTCGGAGGCACTCATCCGTCTGGCGAGCCATCATGTCATGAATGCCCTTACCAACGTGGATGAGGAGCAGATGAAGGAAGTGCCGATTGAGAAGCTGATCAAGGAGACCAATGGTCTCATCCGGGCAGCTGCTTATAAGAAGCGGATTGAAGTACAGAATCGTGATAATTACGAAGCCGGACTGGAGGCAGTCAAGAGCCTTGTATTTGAGGCTATGGCGAAGGAAAATCCGGAACTCTACCGTCAGGTGAGTGCATACCTGAACAAGAAGAAAAACGAAGGACTGGAGGGATAAAAGGCGATGTGGTATGTAATTCAAGTTATGACCGGCAAGGAAGATGATATTGCCGGGAAATTGAAAGAGCAGGGCATCCGGGCTCTTGTCCCGAAGGAAAATCGTCTGATACGCTCCGGAGGTTCATGGTCACAGAGAGAATACATCCTGTTTGCCGGATATGTATTCCTGAACATGAATTACAATGCGGATAACTATTACAAGGTTAAGGGAATTCCGGGAGTGATCCAGTTTCTTGGAGATAACAGGAATCCGTCAAGACTTTCCTATCTGGAGGCAGAGTGGATCATGCTGCTGACTGGGGAGAATAACCAGCCGATTGAACCTACAGTGGTCAGGGCTCTGGGCGATGGAAATTATGAGGTTGTGAAAGGTGTTCTTGAAAAATTTGAAAACCGCATCATCAAGTATGATAAGCGGAGCAGGAAAGCAACCTTTGAGATTACGATCTGTAATGAGAAAAAGGAAGTCCAGCTGAGCATCCGGCTGGAGGAAGATGAGGAACTAAGCCTTGCCGGGTCTGGCAGGGATGGGGCAGAAGGTGCAGCACAAGCGGTTTTAAAAGAAGCCACCTGATGGCATACGGTTGATTCGTCCCGATGCCGGAAGCTGGCGGACATAGAGAAAGGGAACTGAGCAGAAAAAGTACACTGGTTGGGTGGCGAAGCCTACCCATCGGGCTTGTTCTGGCAGTTCTCTTTTTTGAATGGTGTAAAAACACCGTTTAAAAACACGCTAAACCCATTTAAAATCGTTTGAATGATGAAAGTGGGGGAAATTATCGCTGAAACACAAAAATGCAAATATGGGGCAAATATGAGCCTTAAAATTTTACGGAAAGGCAGGTGGTGGGTGTGCGAGCAGGAAAAAAAGAAAGCATCGGTGTTCTGATCGGAGCGATGGCAGAGGCTGAGAGCAAGAGCTTCTATGATGATACCGAGGCTGTTACAAGCGATTTAAAAAGCCTTTTAAACATCTTTTTAAAAAAGGACAGTTCTTCGGAACGTGTGCAGATTTTGAAAGATTATGAATCCGGAGCACCGCTTACCGGAAAAGGAGGCATCCGCCAGAGGCTGGGAGCCATTGATATGGAATTTTTCGGCAGGGCATACTTTCCACATTATTTTTCCAGACCATCCCCGGAATTTCACCGGGAACTGGATAATATATGGCAACAAGGAGTTTTGAAAGGGGAATATCCGACTACACCGGCAAAGGTAAAGAAGATCAGCCGGATGAATGGAACCAAGCGAGTGGTCGCAGCTCCACGTGGACACGCAAAGTCCACGAGCCTTACTTTTAAAGGCAGCATTCATGCCATAGTTTATGAATACAAGCATTATCCGATTATCATATCTGACAGCTCAGAGCAGGCTGAGGGATTTCTCGATAACATCAGGGTAGAGTTTGAGGAGAACGAAGCTCTGAAGGAGGACTTCGGGAGCCTGATCGGAAAAGTCTGGAGAAGCAACGTACTGATCACAAGCACCAACATCAAAGTTGAGGCAATCGGATCGGGAAAGAAGATCCGAGGCAGAAAACACAGAAACTGGAGACCAGACCTTCTGGTTCTGGATGATATTGAAAATGACGAGAACGTCCGGACACCGGAGCAGCGAAAGAAACTTGAAAGCTGGTTTTTAAAAGCTGTTTCAAAAGCCGGTGATGATTACACAGACATTATCTATATTGGAACATTATTGCATTATGACAGCCTTCTGGCGAAAACCCTGAACAATCCGGGATATAAAGCCATTAAATACAAGGCGGTCATTTCTTTTTCCAACGAAGAGGATCTATGGAAGGAATGGGAGGAGATTTACACAGACCTTTCAAACGAGAACCACGAAGCCGATGCGAGAGAGTTTTTTGAAAGGCACCGGGAGAAGATGTTGGAAGGCACGGAGGTTCTGTGGGAGGAAAAACTGTCTTATTATGATCTGATGGTTATGAGGTTGACAGAAGGCGAGGCATCCTTCAACTCCGAGGAACAGAACGAGCCTATCAATCCGGAAGACTGTATTTTCAATCCTGAATGGTTTGAATTCTATAATGAAGCAGAGATCGACTTCAAGAACCGGGACTTCCTTTTCTTTGGCTTTGTCGATCCGTCACTTGGAAAGACCAAGCACAGCGACTTTTCCGCCATCATCACGCTGGCGAAGCACAAAGTATCCGGGTATATGTATGTCATGGATGCGGATATCGAACGCAGACATCCGGATAAAATTATCGGTGACATTCTGGAGAAGGAGAAGATGCTCCGCAGGGATTAT